CAGCAGTTGATGCACTAACGCTTGATATGTCTGAAGGTGGTGCTGCTACGTTTAGTAGTAGTGTAACAGTATCAGGAAGAGTAAGTGACACAGGAACAACTGCTAATGTTATTATACCTGCTGGTATGATTATGCCGTCAGGTAATCTTTCTACAGTTACTCTTGGTGGTTGGTTATTATGCGATGGCACAGCAATTTCCAGAACTGAATATTCGGATTTATATACAAATATTGGGACAACTTTTGGAGCAGGTAATGGTAACAATACTTTTAATATTCCTGATTTTAGAGATAGATTCCCGTTAGGAAAAGGTACAAATAACTCTACTTTAGGTGCTCAAACAGGTTCTACTAGTGCAAGTAGTGCCTTAACTACTGGTACAGGTACTACTGGTACAGGTACTACTGGTACAGGTACTACAGGGTCTACCGGAGGCTCAACAGCTTCTTCTAGTACAGGGACAGGTACTACTGGTACTGGAACTACTGGTACAGGTACGACAGGATCTACCGGTGGTTCAACAGCTTCTTCTAGTACAGGAACAGGTACTACAGGAACAGGTACTTCAGGAACAGGAACAACAGGTACAGGAACAACAGGTGGAGCTACTACAGGCGGAGGTACTACAGGATCAACCAGTGTATCCGCTCACTCATTAACTACAACTACTGTTGCTGCATCAGCTAAAGACTCTTCAACTACGACAGTAGTAACTGCTGTTGCTGCTCACTCTGCACATACTCATTCTGTGCCCGGTCTGTCAGTTCCAGGACTATCAGTTCCCGGTCTGTCAGTTCCGGGACTATCAGTTCCAGGGTTATCTATACCCGCACTAACTATACCTTCTTTAACGGTTAATGGGCACACACATTCGGTACCCGGCCTATCTATTCCAGGATTATCTATACCTGCGTTAACTATTCCATCATTAACAGTTAATGGACATACGCACACAGTTCCTGGGTTATCAATTCCGGGATTATCAGTTCCTGGGTTATCAGTTACGGTTCCAAGTGTAGTAGTTCAATTTTTAATTAGAATGTAAGGAATAATAATAATAAAAAATGGTAGATGAACATACAAACGGTGCATTAACAAAGCATTTTGAAAAAGATATAAATACTTTACATGAAAGAACTCAGGAAACAAAAACTTCCTTGAGTACTCATGAAGCTGTTTGTGAAGAAAGGTATGAAAATATCCTTGCTGCAATTGAAGCTTATACTCAAAAATTAGAAAACATGCATAAAGAAGTATCTGATTTAAAAAAGTTGGCTACAGAAGGTAGAACAAGTTTACGAACTTTATTTTTTGTTGGTACGACAGTTGCTGCTGTTATTGCAGGAGTCGCTGCTTTTACAAATATTAAATGGTAAGAAAGATTACTGAGGGGAAATGTCAGAAAAGTTTTTTAAAGTTCCTGTTGAACGTTTATTAAATAAATTAATAGTAGGCGAGCATCACGGAATTAAATTTAACAACAGCCAGTGGGCTATGATAGAAGGATTAGATGACCATCGTTTTTGGGTACACATTTCTGCTAGAAGGACAGGAAAAAGTTTAGCAGCGTCTATCTTGGCATTTTCTAAGTTACTTGAACCTAGACAACAAGTTATGGTAGTAGCTCCCAATTTTTCTTTATCTTCTATTATATGGGATTATACTACAGATATTATTAAAAATTTACAAATTGAAGTGGATAGGTTTAATCAAAAAGATAAAGTAGTACAATTAGTTAATGGTTCAACTTTTAGGTTATTAAGTGCGAATAATAGAGATAGCTTAATTGGACGAGCAGCAAATTTATTAATTGTAGACGAAGCAGCTGTTATTACTGATGATGAATATTTTACTCGTGATTTAAGACCAGCTCTTACAACTTTTCCTAATTCTAGAGCATTATTTATTTCTACTCCTAGAGGAAAAGGTAATTATTTATATGACTATTATTTAAGAGGAGATGACCCAGAATATGAAGAATGGGGCAGTGGACTATATACTTGGAAATCTAATCCTCTTTTAAAAGAAAAAGATATTGATGAAGCTAGAAAATCTTCAACTAGAAAACTTTTTGCTCAAGAATATGAATGTGAATGGACAACTACAGAACAGCAAATTTATGAAGTACAAGAAGAAAATCATTTAACGGACTTAACTGAAATTGCTCCAAAAGATCGTCGTTTTGATTTTATTGCAGGGTTAGATGTTGGATATAGAGACGATAATGTTTTTGTTGTAATTGCTACAGACGGTCATGAATATTTTGTAATGGATGAATTTGTATCTGCTGAGTCTACAACAAGTACTTTAGCAGAAGAAATAGAACAAATGATAAGTCATTGGGGAATTGAAAATATTTATATAGATTCTGCTGCTCAACAGTTAAAAGCTGATTTTGCATATGACTATGATATTTATTGTGAAAACGCAATTAAAAGTGTGAATGATGGTATTGCGGCTGTTCAAGTATTAATTGAACAAAATTTAATTAAGTTTGATATTGAAAATTCAAAACATACTTATGCTTCTATTAGTAGTTATAAATGGAATCCCAGAACAGAAAATCCAAAACCCGTGCATGATTGGGCTTCTCATGCTTCTGATGCACTAAGATATGCTATTTATAGTCATCAAAAAAGATCGGTCGGTATTTATGGTGCTGCGTGATACACAATTAATTATTTTAAATTATAAAAGAATTGAAAATGTATTAAAAATTGTATATAAATTTCAAGATTTTATGCCTATATTAGTAATTAATAACAATCCTGAACTAAGACTTGAAATACCGAGAGTACTAATTCATAATAATAAAGAAAACAAATGGTGTATTGAAAGATGGTATTGGGCAGAAAAATCATCTTTTGAATATTCAATTATAATAGATGATGATATTTGTCCTACTAAACATTGTATACATAAACTTAGAAAAACAATTAAAGAATACCCTAAATCTTTAGTTGGAATATACGGTAAAAATAATTTAAAAAGTGCTACTAAATACGAAGAGTTAACAGATGTTTGGTGTGTGGATAAACAAGTGGACTTATGTATCGGTTCTTGTTTAATTGTTAAAAATCAAAGTTTAAAAGAAATTTGGAATGATTATGTTAAACCTTGGGGTATACAAGATAGAGGAGATGATTTATTAATATCGTTAGCTTTATCTCATAAAAATTCTAGTAAGCATAGAACTATAAGTACAGAAGTTGAGTTATTATCAGAAGGAAATGTAGGACTAAACTTATCTAAGGATCACTACCCAAAAAGGTGGTCTGTAATAAAAAAATTTTTGGATACGTATACGTGAACACTTTTTTCTTATTTTTAAAAAATAAAGATTGGACATAGGAGCGTATATTTGGTAAAGTTAAGGAAATGAATAAGCTAAAGAGGGTTCCTGTAAAATACATTCGAGACATATTAAAGAACAAATATGAAAAAAATAATCATTGTTATATTTGTAAATCAACTAAAGAGTTAGAGTTTCATCATTTATATAGCGTTTCTGAATTATTTAATATATGGTGCCTTAAAAACAATATAAAAGAAATTACGTCTGTCGAAGAAATTAATAAACATAGACGAAATTTTGAAAAGAGTTTTTCTCACGAGCTATCAAATGAAAACGCCTTTACTTTATGTAAAAGACACCATGAGAGATTACATAATATATTTGGACAAAGATATACTAAAGATCTCACACCAAAGGTAAAAAATTGGATTAATATCCAAAGAGAGAAAATGGAGAATGAATTATAATGGTAGCACCGTGGAGAGAATGGATTTCTGAAAAACTAAACCCTGTTCAGCCCTCTATTGCTGTCCAAGAACCATTCGCAAGTCCAGAAAATATAGTTAGTTATGAACGGGCTTATAGAGATATTGAAATAATCAATAGGTCTGTAGACTTAGTTATTAATGCTTTAATAGAAGTTCCTTTAGTTGTTGAAGGAAGAACACCTGTTAAAAAAGTTAATCGACTTTTAAATGAAAAACCTAACCCTTTTGAGGACCGTGTAAGAGTATTTAGGCGTGCTTTTCTTGACTTTTTTCTTGATGGAAATGCCTTTTTTTATTATGATGATTCAGATATATATGTTATTCCTGCTAATGATATGGAAATTATACCTGACGACAGAGCGTTTGTTTCTCATTATAATTATTTACTTAGAAACCAAAGTGAATCAGATGTATTTGGTTATGGAAAAGCTAGAAAAAACGAGTCTATACAATTTTTACCAAGAGAAATTATTCATATAAGAACAGATAATGAAGACAGTATTTATCGTGGTTCAAGCAAGTTAAAAGCGTGTGAAAGATTATTTGAATTGTATTATTATATGATTAATTTTCAAAGACAATTTTTTAAGAATAACGCAGTTCCGGGGTTTGTCTTAGCTACAGACAACGTTTTAAGTAAAAAAGTAAAAGAAAGACTTCTTGAAGCGTGGAGACAAAACTATACCAGTTTATTTTCTGGTGCCAGGTCTCCTGCAATTTTAGATGGTGGACTTAAAATTGATAGATTTTCAAATGTTAATTTTAATGAATTAGATTTTGAAAACTCAATTGAAAGAATTCAACAAGACATGGCTAAAGCCCTTGGTGTACCCTATGTTATGTTAAAATCTGGAAATAATGCTAACATAGAAGCTAACCAAAAGTTATTTTATAATCATACTGTTATGCCAATTTTAGAACAATTTTGTAGTGCTTTTGCACATTTCTTTAATGGCGATGTTAAAATTAGACCAGATAGGACAGCAATATCTTCGTTAATGCCTGATAATAGAACTCAAGCAATTTATTACTCTACTCTAGTTAATACTGGAATTATAACACCTAATGAAGCTAGAGAAGGACTAAGATTTAATAAAATAAAGGACGAAGATTCAGATACTATAAGAATTCCACAAAATATAACAGGTAGTGCTACGGATGCTTCCCAAGGAGGAAGACCTTCTCAAGAAGAAGATATGAGTGGTACTGCCGAAACAGAGGAAAATTTAGATGAATAAAACATTTTATCTTAATAGTGTTCTTAATACTAAAGCTAGAAATAAATCTAGTAATAGTCTCAAGATTGCAGGATATGCAAACACTACCGATAAGGATAGAGCAGGAGATGTAATTAGCGCCGAGGCTTGGGCCAAAGGTGTAGATAATTACAGAAAAAATCCTGTTTTACTTTATCAACATGATCACGAAAAGCCTATTGGCAAAGTTGATCAAGTATTAGTCGATAAAAAAGGTATTTTTGTAGAAGCATCTGTTAGTAATGCAGCAGAAAAACTTCATGGCGTACAAACGTTAATTAACGACGGCGCTTTGAAAAGTTTCTCTGTAGGCTTTAGAGTTAAAGATGCAGATTACGATAGAGATAATGATACTTTTAATATTACTGATGTAGAATTAATGGAAATTAGTGTTGTTAGTGTTCCTTGCAATCAAGAAAGTTTGTTTAGTGTTCGCAAAAGTTTTGAAAACGATAATGAATATGAATCTTTTAAAGAAAAAATCAAAGCTTCTGCAATGCAGGAAGAAACCGTAGAAAAAGAACATACTACAGAAAAAGCATCTTTAGTTAATGTTGGTGTAACAAATTATGTGAGTAATCACTATCATACTGTCGAAGTGGACGGTATGGGCTTTGGAGTTACTACTTATAGCTCTCACGGGCATAAGCATTACCATGAGGTAAAAAACTTCCAAGTATTAGAAGATAGTATGCATAATGATCATACACACGATATGGTGTTTTTAGTAAAACCAAGTGAGCAGTCTGATGAACATCCTAGAATGGAAAGACCCTCTTCACCGTCCGAAATGGAAGGCGATGCGGTTTTAAATATTTTAGGTCCAGAATCGGATGAAACTGTTTCCACAAAAGGAGAAGACGAAATGAGTGAATCAGAAACTACTGATACTCTTGAGATTACTTCCGATGAAGTTTTAGTAGAAAATGAAACTAAATCAGATGATATCATTACTGAACCTGAGTCTGAAGAAGATCTCGTATCTGATGCTAAATCTGAAGAAGACAGTATTATCACTGAGGAAGGTACTCTTATGGAAGAAGAAATTAATGAAGAACCAGAAATTTCTGCTGATCCCTATGAACCTATTCCTTTTGTGAATTTACTAAGTTTAGAAAATTCTGAGCTGTCTACAGATGATTTCGTAAAATTTAATGACAGCAGATGGCAAATTGTTAAAATTGCGACTGCCCAAAATCCTATTTTTCAACTTTTAGAAGTTGACTTAACAGGCAAAACATTGGATAATACAACTAGCATTGATGCAAAAAATATTGCTATCGTAAATACGTGGGATATTGGAACAAAGTTTGACAAAGTCCTTACTGAATTCAAACCTAAAACGTATACCGATAAAGATCGAAGTGAAATCAGAGGAACATTTAATTCAAATGTATCATTGACGGAACAAGAACTACACAGCTTAAAACCACACGTTGAATCTGACGATTACAAACAAGAAATACTTAATAAAACAATTAATCTATTATCTACTCCATCAGAAGAATGGACAGATACGAACTACCAAGTTGCAGACTATATGAATAACATGATAGTTCAACTAAAAACCATTACAAGTGAAGTCGAGGATGATTCAATTTCAAGAAAAGATCTCGCCCTTATGCTTCACGGTCATAAATCTAATAAAGATAATTCAAAGGAGAATAATGAAATGGCGACTCAGAATGCAGGTGATCCCATTGTTGTAAAGACCGAGGCAGAGTCCTCAGTCGAGGAAGAGAAGATTGAAGAAGTAAAGGCTTCTGATACTTCTGTTGCTGTTGCTGCGGAGCCCCGTGTTGCCGATTTAATCGAAAAAACTGGAGAGGCTATTCTCTCTGAAGCAGATGCTAAAGAGCAGAAACTCGACAGGGGCGAGGCAGATTACACACCAGCTGAGACAGACAAAGTTGCAGAACTTACCTCTCAGCTTAAGAAATATGAAGACCAGATTGCGGCTATGAACCGTAATAAGATGGTCTACCAAGAGACTTCTCACACAAGTAAAGAGCAGTTTTCTGAAAAGGACATGGCTAATGCATGTATGCTAGCGTATGCCCTTGACAAGCGTGACCCGTTTGATACTAAGATGGGTCAAAAAATTAAGGCTATTACGTCCGTTGATGCTTTCCTAAGCAACTTCTCAACGAATGTATACGAAGAAATGGAACAGCAGTTAGTAATTGCTCCCATGTTTGATCGAATCCAGGTTGATGCCAGAACATTCCGTGTTCCGGTAGCAGCGGAAGATACCGATGGTGATGTTGCACAGTTTGCATCAGGAACCTTCGCGACAGGCATTGGTGATACAACTAATGTCCCAACCTCTAACCAGCACGCAATTAGTGCGGTAGAATTTACTCCTCATAAGTTCATGGCTACAACTCATTTAGCCAAGGATGAAGAAGAAGATACAGTTCTACCTCTTATGGATTTCCTTCGTAGAGCAGCTACACGTCGTGTAGCCCGCGCTATTGATAAGGCTATCCTTCGCGGAACAGGAGCCCTTACAGGCTTTACTGCCGCTCCAACTAATGCTATTACAGCTGGTGCTGGTTATGCGTCAGTAATTAAGGGTGTTTCCACTCTTGCTGATGATATTTCCGGTCTACGCTCTACCACAGGTAGTGCAAATGATAAAGCCGATGCCACAGATATCGCATCTGCCCGCGCTAAGATGGGTAAATACGGTCTACAGCTCGGTGACCATCTCGTATATGTAACTTCAGTTGAAGGTTATAATGAATTGGTCAGCTTCTCGGATTTCCGTACAGTTGACAAGTTCGGACCTAATGCTACGTACTTGACAGGTTCAGTCGGTGCCATTTATGGTATTCCAATTGTTATCTCTGAATTCATGGATAACGTTGGTTCTACCGGAAATGAAATCGGCGTTCTTATTTACAAGCCAGGCTTCCTAATTGCGGAACGTCGTGGTATGGAAATTGAGAGCGAATACGAACCCCGTCAGCAAGTCACAGCTATGTACATGAGTACACGCTTTGACTTTAAAGCACTTAGCTCTAACAGTAGTGCTGCTCTCGATGCAACCAACTTTGCGTATGCATCACTCGTAGAATGTGGTTAATAGTTAACTATTAATTATTAATTACTAACCAATTAAAGGGGAGGTAGGTCGCTTATCTGCCTCCCCTTATTTACTAAAAGGAGTAGAAAACATGGCACAAGGAAAAGATGCCGTAACAGATATTGAAAAAGTCAAAGCAGAAGGATTATCTACTGAAGATGAAGTTCGTACATGGGCATTAACTCATGGGTATGGACCCGGAATGGTAGACGATTTTGTAGCCGAATGGGCTGGAGACGCACCCGCGCCTGCACCTGCCCCTGTTGAAGAAGTCAAAGATGAACTTGATCTTGTTGAAGAAGAGTTAATTGCAGAAGAAGACGATGACGACGATTACGACGATGATGATGATGACGAAGACTGGGATGACGAAGACGACGACGACCTTTGGGACGACGAAGACGAAGACGACAAATAGGAGTAGTTAACTGTGGCCATAGCAGAAAGTAATTTAGGAAAATATCCGTATATTACTTTAGCTGAAACTAAAGACTATTTAAATATCACCAGTAACAACCATAATCAAAGATTAAGTAATGTTATTAACTATGCTTGCGGTGTTATTGAACATTATATAGGTAGAGAAGTTTTAGCTAATAATTATACAGAACAATTTGATGGAGGGACTAGTTCGATTTTCGTATCTAGATTACCTTTGTCTAATGTATATTCTGTTTTTGAGCACGATGGTACTCGCTATCAAAGTTTGAATCCTCCTACAGCTGACGGATCAGCGGTAGAGTTGGATTCTGATAATCACACCATGAATGTTAATGGTGATGCTTATATTACTACAAGAATAAAAAAATTCGGACAATCTTCTATGTATTTTGATGGTAATGGTGATTATATTACCACAGGAAACGGAGATGATTGGTGGTTTGATACTGAACCTTTTACAATTGATATACAAGCTAGATTTGCAAGTTTTACAGCAACACAAGTCTTAGTAGAGCAATATCAAGATGCTGATGATTTTTGGCAATTACGATATAATGCTACTGAAGGATTACAGTTTAGAGCAGTAGAAGGAGGAACTGAAGTAGTTAATGTAGCTCATGCAGCTACTTCTGGTTACACAGCTAATACATTTCACCATTTAGCAGTTTCTCGTGAAGGAACAAGTTTAAAATTATTTAGAGATGGAACCCAAATCGGAAGTACGACTACTATAGCAAAAACAGTAGATGTTCCCGATTTTAGTGGAGATTTAAATATAGCCCGTTCTGGTAATACAACTCCAGCATATTTTACAGGGTATTTAGATGAATTGAGAATTTCTAAATCAGCACATTACACAGGCGCGTTTACTGCGCCCTCTTACCAACACTCAACTGATGATGATACAGTACTATTACTTCATTTTGAAGGTTCCAATGCTGCAGTTACAGTGAACGATACTCACGCAACAGAAGAAGATTTTATTTATAGTACTGATACAGGAGTAGTTTCAAGAGACGTAGGCAGTGGAGCTGGTGCTAGGTCTTTAGATCTTTTTGGTCCTGCTAAGTTTAGAAATTATCCTAGAGGACTTAGGGTTAATTACAGAGCAGGATATGAAAGTGGAGAGATTCCTGCTGATTTACAAGTTAGTACATTAGATTATATAAAATTATTACATAAAGAAGAACAAGGGTCAATAGCTTTTTCAATGGAAGGTGAAAGCAAAAATCAAAACCCATTAGCAGCAAATTTTCCGCCCCATATAAAAAGAGTATTGGATTTATATAGGATTATAGAATAATGGCACAAGTGGACTTACAAAGGTGGCCTGACGGAAAATTTGGAGGCTCTGTTGGATTCGCTGCGATTATTAGAATAGATAATAAAGCTTTTAATGATAATATAGATAAGTTTCAAGAGGCAAATAGACAAACTCAAAAAATACATTCTACTGCTGTAGAAAGAGAGTTAGGAAGAATATTAGGGTTCTCTTCCGCAGGGACTGATATTTCTGGAGAAGCTGATTTACAGGGATTACAAGATAGTAAAGTAGCAAGTTTATTAGCAAAAGCACAAACACAGGAATTAAAAGACTTTTTATCTGAACTTAGAACTATTCCTGGAGGATCGTTAGAAGTTAAATTAGGTAAATTAGATGTCGGAGTTAAAGGAGAAGTTGGGCAGCTTGAAAGAGATAAAGCTAGTAAAGGTGTAAGAGTTGCACAACGTGCTGTTGGGAAATATGGATATTCTCCAGAAGATATAAGAGAAAAAGCAAAAGCAGCTAATACGAGTGTTAGTGCTTATTGTGTAAATAAATTGTTATTTGGTGACCCTAGATTTAAAACTATTTTAACAAAAACTAAAAATTTAATTACCTTAGTTTCTGTTGATAATGCTGGTAAAAAAGAAAGATTTTTTGTTTTTCTAAAAGACCTTAAACCAACTCCCGCAGACTTTTCCGCTAGTTTTGAAAGAAAGGGTAAAGATACCCTAATGTTTAATTATTCAACATCTTTTGCTAATAAAATTGACGATCTTGTTATTAAAAGTATGAACATGGTTGCACGAGGAACTCTTAATCAAATAAATCAAAAACATGAACAACTGGGTGGTGGATTTACTCATTTTGCTATTTCTGAATTAACCAAAAGTAAAACTAGATCTACAACACGTAAAGGACCGGGTAAAGGAGTAAGGGCGGCAGGGGTTAATTTACCTCAACGACAACGTGGACAAAAAAGAAAAGGATTTATGCCCAAAATAAGTGAATCTGCGTTAACTGCTTCAGTACAAAGATCACTAAGAGGTAAGATGCCTAAAGGACCTGTAGGGGGTCCTCCTAAAAGTGGAACAATATTAACATACAGGACAGGTGAATTTGTAAGAAGTGTTAATGCTCGTTTAAAAAACCAAATAATAGAATATTTTTATAACCCAGTATACTTTGTTCATGAAGCTACGCCTCGTGACCCTAGAAAACTTATTACGGAGAGCATACGTACCATCCTACAAAAGAAATTAGGTGTCCAGTATCGAATCATTAAACGCAAATAGCTTACTAAATATATGGATTTAAGAAAAAAGTATTTGCTTTAAAAAGTTAGATTTGCTATACTCATTATAGTTAGAGGTATAAAAATTTATGGCAGAAAGTAGACGACGACAGATTACAAATTTTATCGTTGATGAACTCAAAAAAATAAATGGTAGTACATCTACTTTTAACGCAAGTTATACATACAATACAAACGTTTCTAATAATGTCTTTAGAAGGTTAAAATTTATTGATGAAATTAATGATTTTCCGGCTATCTACGTAAATGCTGGCAGAGATGTTAGGGATTATAGTTCTATTGGTTTAACTTCTTCAGATTTAGAACTCGTAGTAAGATGCTATACTAAAGACGAAGATCCAGTGGATATTTCCGAATCATTGTTAGAAGACGTAGAGCATATCTTATATAATGTAGAAGCTGGAACGGATAAAGGAATTCAACAAATTAACATTTTTTCTATCTCAACAGACCAAGGACTTACAGCCCCTTTTGGAATCGGAGAAGTTTCGCTTTCAATTAGATATGATTTAGAAAATTAAAAAGGAGTTTAAATAAATGGCTGCGTCATTAAATTTACAAAGAAATACAAAGGTTTTTTACTCTACCGTTGATCTCAACGGAGGAGCTGCAGCAACTGCAATGAGTCCTGCTAATACTTGGCAAGTAGAAGTGTTAGCTGGGTATGCATTTAGTCAAGCAGCAGCAACTCAAGACATT